GGATCGACCAGGAGACAGGCTTCGCCGTCCCCGAACGAGCCGGCCAGATCCGGTGGTTCGTGCGGACGGACGCAGAAGACCTGATCTGGGCGGACACACCTGAGGAGTTGACCGAGAGATACCCGCAACTGATGCCCAAGTCCGTCACTTTCGTCCCGGCCTCGATCTATGACAACAAGATCCTACTGGAGAAGGACCCGGGCTACTTGGCCAATCTGATGGCGCTGCCCCTGGTTGAGCGCGAGCGCCTGCTGAATGGGAACTGGAAGGTCAAAGCCTCGGCCGGCAAGGTGGTCAACCGGGCATGGTTTGAGACGGTGACCGCCACGCCCGCAGGCGGGGAACTCTGCCGCTTTTGGGACTTCGCCGCCACTAAGAAGCAGATGGGTGGCGAGGATCCTGACTACACGGCTGGCGTCCGGATCCGACGGGTCGGCGCGCTCTACTTCGTCGAGGATGTCCTGGCCGGCCAGTGGAATCCGGCCGAGGTGGATCGGTTCTTCATGAACACCACGCGGTCGGACATGCAGCTCGCAGCCCAGACGCAGGCACGCTATCGGGCGCGTTGGGAGGTCGAGCCGGGATCCGCCAGCATCCGGGAGAACCGCCGGCTCGTTTCGATGCTCTCGGGCATTCCCTGCGGCGGCGTAAGAGCGCCAACGAGGAAGGACCCGCTCATCCGAGGCCGCGCGTTCGCGTCCCAGGCCGAGGTGGGCAATGTGAAGGTCCTCAGTGCGCCCTGGACAGAAGGGTTTCTCAATCATTTGCATGCGATCCCAGACGGCAAACATGATGACGTCTGGGAGGCGACGCTTGGATCGTTCAATTCGCTGACCGCGGTCGAAACGCGAGCGGCATCAACGAGTAGGAGATAGCCATGCCAGTCAGACAATCAGTCAGTGGGCCGGTGGCGCAGGACGAGGAGCCGGTCGTAGGAACAGCTTCCCAAGACGAGGCCGACCTACAGCGGGCGTTCAAAGCGCTCACGGCGAAGCAGATCCCGTACACCGAGCTCTGGGAATACTACGACGGGGACCAGCCCGTGGTTTACGCCTCCTCCCGACTGCGCGAGATCTTCCGCAATGTCGATGTGCGTGTGGTCGAGAACTGGTGCGCCGTCGTGGTGGATGCGGTGGCGGATCGACTGCGGCTGCAGGGCGTCACGGCAGCCGAGGATCAGAAGGCGACTGCCATGCTGGAGGATCTGTGGCAGCGGCAGCGCTTGCAGCTCGAGGCCAAGAGCGTGCATGAGGCGGTCCTGGCGATCGGGGAGGCGTTCGTCATCGTCTGGCCAGGCGAATCTGCCGATGGCAAGACGGCGCCTGTCCAGGTCTACTACAACGATCCGCGGCTCTGCCACGTCTTCTACGATCCCGAGAACCCGCGGGCCAAGTCCTTCGCCGCCAAGTGGTGGGTCGATGCCGAACTCAAGCGCCGCCTCACACTCTACTATCCTGATCGGTTGGTCTACTATGCCAGCCGGGGGAAGGCGACGAATGTCACCACCTGGCGATCCTTCCAACCGGCCGACCCGCCCGAGGGCGCCAACTCATTCGGTGTGATCCCGGTCTTCCATTTCCGGCTCGAGTCGCGCGTGATCAAGGGCGAGCTGGCCAACGTCATCACGATCCAGAACGCGATCAACAAGCTCCTGCTGGATATGATGGTGTGCGCCGAGTTCGGCGCTTTCCGTCAACGATGGGTGATCAGCAACGCCGGCGACCTGGAGGCGCTCCAGAACGCACCCTACGAGCACTGGTTCATCCCGGCCGGCGATGGACTCGGGCAGCCGACCTCCGTCGGGCAGTTCGAGGCGAGCGATCTGAAGAACTATACCGACGCCATCGAGAAGCTGGCCGCGGACATCGGCCGGATCACGAACACGCCCAAGCATTTCCTCTTCGCGCAGGGGGGAGATCCATCGGGCGAGGCACTCATTGCGCTCGAGGCGCCACTGAATAAGAAGGTCCAGGACCGGATCGATCACCTGACCCCCACCTGGCGGGAGGTCGCAGCCTTCGCCTTGAAGGCGGCCGGACAGGAGATCGACGAACAGATGATCGCCGTTTCCTGGGCCGCCGTGGAAACGGTCCAGCCCAAGACGCAGGCGGAGATCCGGGAGAGTTCGACCCGGGCCGGCATCCCGTTGATCACGGCGCTCCGCCGCGAGGGGTGGACGCAGGCTGAACTCGATGAGATGGAGAAGGACAGAAAACAGGCGAGCGAAGCCGAGAAGAATTCACTGGCGGCTGCGCTCGTGCGAGCACAGCGGACCATGAATCAACCCCCCCCGGGGACGCCCAAGGACGAGGAGGATCCGAATGCCGTACAAGGTGTTCAAGACCGGGCCGCCGAGTAAGCCCTTCTGTGTCTACAAACACGACGAGCAAGGCGAGGCAGTTGGCACGTCGCTGGGCTGTCATCCTACTCGGGAGGCTGCAAACAAGCAGCTGGCGGCCCTGTACATGAATGAGAGCATCCGGCAGAAAGCTGGAAAGGGTGGCTGAGGAACAATCCGCCGTCATCCGGGCAGTCACGCAACACCGGATCGCCCTCTTAGCCGGAGAACGCGGCGTCCTTGACCATATGAGCCGCGCCTGGCTTGCCGTCGAAGATGAGCTCGAGGCACGGATCTACGCGCTCGCGAGTCGGGTGGCCGAGATGCGGGCAGCCGGCGAGACAGTCGTCCTCTGGCGCTTGGCCGAACTCGATCGATACCGGGATCTCCTGCTTGCCGTTCAGAACCGGCTGGGGCAATTCGGTACCAGCATCCTGCCATTCATCCGGGAGGAGCAGCGGCACCTGGCTGTACTCGGAGTTCTCCATTCGGCCGAAGGGATTCGCGGAGCCATGATTGATGCGGGACTCGAGGTTCCCCTCCAGTTCAACGTCGTGCCTACTGCGGTTGTCGAGACGATGGTCGGTATGGCGGGCCCCGGCTTTGATGCACCCCTCGGCCAACTGCTGCGAGCTGCATGGCCGGATGCGGTCGACGGCCTGACGGATGCCTTGATCCGCGGCATTGCGGTCGGGGACAACCCGCGGGTGGTTGCCCGGGCCATGGCCGATGGGATGACCGATGGCCTGGACCGCATGATGACGATTGCCAGGACCGAGATGCTGCGGACCTACCGTGAGGCCTCGCGCCTGGAATACCAACAGAGTGGGGTCGTCACGGGCTATCGCCGGATCGCAGCCCATGATGCCGATACCTGCCTGGCCTGCATTGCGATGGATGGCGAGGAATACGAGACCGATGAATTGATGGAGCTGCACCCAAATTGCCGTTGCGCCATGGTAGCCATCGTTCTGGATATGCCGCCGGTCGAATGGCAAGCCGGGCAAGACTGGCTCGACGTCCAACCGGAAGAGGTGCAGCGCGGGATCCTCGGGCCGGCCAGGTACGATCTCTACAGCTCCGGCCAGGTGAGTGATCTACGGCAGTTCGTGGCCACCGGGGAGGATCCTACCTGGGGGCCGACCTTGGGCGTGCGAGCCTTGGAGGAGATCGGCCAGTGATTGCGCTCCGGCGCGTTCTGTGCTAGAGTAAGCCGACAACTGAGCCGGGCAGGTATCGTGATTGCCTGTCCTCGAGGAATTGGGCGCCCTCGGTCCCGTGATGGGACTGGGGGCGCTTTCGCGTAATACCGATCGGGCGGGATGCCTCGATCACCAGGGCGGGATGCCCAATTCGGCGGGACGCCGAAGGAGACACGATGAAGACCAGGTTCGGGTTCATGCCATTCTTCGCTCCGGATGCTGGCGGCGGCGGTTCGGCGGGAGGCCAGACCGGCGCAGGCAGCGGCCAGGGCGCGGGGGGCGCAGGAGTTGGCGCCGGAACGGGAACTGGCGCCGGCGCGGGTGCGGAAGGCGACAAGGGGAAGGCCGGCGCTGGTGGGCAGCAGGCAGTCACCTTCGATACGTGGATCGGGACTCAGCCGGAACCTGTCAAGACGCTGGTCACCGAACACGAGAAAGGATTGAAGTCGGCACTCGAGTCAGAACGGACATCGCGTCAGGACCTCGAGGGGCAGCTCAGGGAGGCGGCCAAGAAGCTCGCCAAGGAACCTGAGCTGCAAAAGAGCCTGACCGAGATGGCCGACAAGCTGGCCGAGACCGATCGCCGGGCCGACTTCTACGATGCCGCTCATGCCGCCGGCGTGACGAACCTGAAACTGGCCTACGTCGTCGCTGTTCAGGACGAACTGTTCGACAAGAAGGGCAACGTGAACTTCGAGACCTTGAAAACCAAGTACCCAGAGCTTTTCGCCGGCAGGGCGCAACCGCCGAAGGGCAACGCCGGAGCCGGCACGGGGGGCGATGGCCGCCCGGCCGTGGGGATGAACGAAGCCATCCGCAGGGCGTCCGGCCGCCGCTAACGCGCACGGAGGTGCGTCATGGGTTACAGTGATTACATCAGCCGGGGAGACGCGAGCGCGCTCATCCCCGAGGAAACCGCCCGGGAGATCATCCAGGGCGCCGTCGAGCAATCGGCGGTTCTGCAGCTCGGCCGCCGGCTCCCGGACATGCCTTCGGGCGTGACCCGGACGCCGGTCCTGAGCGTCCTGCCGGCAGCCTACTTCGTCACCGGCGTGCCCGGTGGCGGAAGCGGCAGCGGCGACGTGGACAAGGGTCTCAAGCAGACGACCAAGGCGATGTGGGAGAACCAATACCTCAATGCCGAGGAGATCGCCTGCATCGTCCCCATCCCGGAGAGCGTGCTCGACGATGCGAACTACGACATCTGGGGCGAGGTCAAGCCCCGGATCGTCGAGGCCATCGGGGGCGTGATCGACCGGGCCGTCTTCTGGGGCACGAATGCGCCGGCGGCCTGGCCGCTGGACATCTACGATGCCTGCGTAGCGGCCGGCAACGTCTGCGCCCTGACCGATCCCTTCGACGCGGTCATGGGCCAGGGCGGCCTGATTTCCCTGGTCGAGGAAGACGGGTTCTTCGTCAGCGGCCACGCAGCCAGCATCCAGACCCGCTCCGTCCTGCGGGGTCTGCGCAGCGCCATCGAGGGCATTCCTCTGTTTGCCACGCTGAACGGGGGGGTGTCCGGCGGGGAGCAGGAGAAGACCCGCTACACGCTGGACGGCGAGCCGATGATCTTCCCGCGCAACGGCGCGTTCGATGGGGCACTGTCGCCCATCATCACCGGTGACTGGACGCAGCTGGTCTTCGCACTGCGCCAGGACATCACCTGGAAGATCCTGGACCAGGCCGTGATCACCGACGAGTTCGGCCAGATCGTGTTCAACCTGCCTCAGCAAGACATGGTTGCCCTCCGGGCGGTCATGCGCCTGGCCTGGCAGGTTCCGAACCCGATCAACCGGATCAACGATGACGCGACCACGCGCTACCCGTTCTCGGTTCTGACGGGTGCCTTCGGCTCAGGCAGCTGAGGAAGGCGCAAACCATGGCCCAGCCCATCGGGGTTGGGGTGCGGCGGAGACCGGCCGATCAGGGGGATCGGCCGGTCACACCGGTCCCGATCTCCTCCGGGAGGCCGGCCTCGGCTCATTCCCGGCAGCGGAAATGGCCAGCCAAAGAGGATCGGAACCGCTTGGCGGAACCGATCTCTGTCCTCGTCTCCGAGCGTCACTTCCTCGACCACCTGGCTCCCATCTGGCATGCTCTTCCCGAGAACCGCCGCGGCGTGTTCCTTGTGACCAGGCCCGAACTGATCCCTTGGGTAGAGGGTCGAGGCATCACGGGAGCCGAGGTGCTGAACTTCGGCCTACATAAGGCAAGAGCACCGGGTCCATTCTTGACGGCATCATCCGGCGATCTTCGCCGAATCATCGATCGATGGGGGCCACTCACACCCCAGATCTACCTGAACCATGGCGCCGGCTTCTCGTGGTTGGGACTGAACCACACCAGTTATGCCGGCGGCGGTCACTGGCTCGATCGGGTTGGTCTCTTCCTCGATCCCAATGAGTATGCGGCTCGGCGCAACCGCAAGTCCCATCCCAAGGCAATGGTCCGGGCGATCGGCTGTCCGAAGCTCGACCACTGGCACAACCAGGACGCAAAGCCCGCGGATCCCGCCGGCCCATTGGTGTGCATCAGCTTCCATTGGCATTGCACGGTGGTGAACGAGACGGATTGGGCCTGGCCCTTCTTCCAGAATGCCATCCCGGAACTGCCGGCGCACTACCGGATGATCGGACATGGCCATCCCCGCGCCATCAGTTTCCTGGCGAAGAGGTATGAAAGGGCAGGCTTCGACACCCTTATGGATTTCGAGGATGTCCTGGCCCGGGCCGATGTCTACGTGAACGACTCGAGTTCGACGCTCTACGAGTTCGCCTCCCTCGACCGGCCCGTGGTGGTCATGAACTCACCGAAGTACCGCCGGCGTGTGAACCACGGCCTGCGTTTCTGGGAGCATGAGGATGTCGGGGTGATCTGCAACAAGCAGGAAGAGCTCGTGGATGCGGTGGCGCGGGCGATCGAGGATGCACCGAAGCAGCAAGCGCTGCGCCACGCGGCCACGCAAGATGTCTATCCGATCCGGGGGAACGCGGCCCAAGCGGCAGTAGAGGCGATCGAGGAGTTCTGCGATGGCTGATACCTGCGGCGTCACCTACCCGGTGTTTGGCCGGCAGGCGCAAGCGGCCTGTGTGAAATCCCTGGCCTCCCTGCGGGCGGCCAATCCGGGCCTCGAGGCTATCGTGGTTGGCGACACACCGATGCGGAAGTACGGCGTACAACGGCTGCATTGGCCCAGGGACATCCCGGTTTTCAATTCCACGAAGCCCAAGCGGTACCAGTTCCTTTCCGGCGCCGTGAAGCCGAGGCTCTACGGGATGTCTCCCTTTGATCGGACGCTCTACCTGGATGCCGACACTATCGTCCACGGTGACTTGACTCCGGGCTTCGCCATGTTGGATGAGGTTGACCTGCTGGTCGCTCCGCATGGACCTGGCCACACTCTCGACTTCTACCGGGGCAAGGGGAGCCCCGGACGCGGGAAGGATGAACTCGAAACCACGATTCGGGAGTTCAAGTCAGGGGGGGACCTGTACTGGAACACGGGCGTTCTCTTCTGGCGTCGATGTCCGGCGGTCGAGGCCGTGTTCGCCCTCTGGCTGGAGGAATGGCAGCGTTATGGGGCATGGGATGAGCAACTGGCACTGATGCGAGCAACCCGGCGAGTCCCCGAATTGCGCGTTCGGATCTTGTCAACGCAATGGAATGCCAAGAGGCCGACGCCAGGAATGGTCATTGAACACCAATACGGGAAAGGCATTGCATGGAAGCGGTGAGCGCGTGAAGCCGGGCAGAGAGCATGTCAATGACGTCCCAACCTGGACCACGGCCATGGAGCGCGCCACGCTTGGGGCATTGGCGGCAAGCGTGCCCGCCGGGGGTTTGATCGTGGAGATAGGCGGACTCTATGGCGGGACGACCAGCGTGCTTGCCCTGGCCAATCCCGGCGCCCGGGTGGTGACGATCGATGAGTTCTCCTGGTCTCCGGCAGCGGATCGGCCGCCTGCTTCTGCGGCAGGCCTTCGGGCGGAAATGGCCCGGATCGGCGCCGGCAATGTGACGGTCGTAGAGGGCGACAGTGCAATCATCGGACCTGCCTGGGACGAAAAGATCGATCTGCTCTTCATCGATGGCGGCCATTCATTCGAGGCGGTCCGAACCGATCTGGAGAACTTCGTCAAGCATGCGCAGGTCGTCGCCTGCCACGATTGGAAGAACAAGGTCTGGCCCTCGGTTCGCCTGGCCATCAAAGACTACGTGCGGATCCACCCGGAATGGGCAATTGCCCTGGTCGCCGACACGGTGGTCGTTCTGAGGAAGGTGACGCATGGTGGGAGCTGACTTCATCCTGGCCCTGCGGCGCATGGTGGCCGAGCCGACTCAAACGAACTACCCAGACGCCGTGCTCAGCGACTACATCGAAGCCTGGGCGGTCCGGGATGCCGACGGCCTCAAGCCAACGGACATCGGTTGGACGCCGACCTACGACTTGCCCGCAGCTGCAGCCGATGTCTGGGAAGAGAAGGGCGCGGCCGCCGTGGGTAATTTCGACTTCTCGGCGGATGGGGGGAACTTCTCCCGCTCTCAGGTCCATCTGCAGTGCATGCAGATGGCCAGGCATTTCAAGTCCCGGGCCAGTGTGCGGACGCTTCGGTCCGTGGTTGAGCCTGGCGAGCCGGAGGGCAGCTGATGGGCAGGGTACCGCGGGGTAAGTTGCCACCGATCGATCCGCCGGATGGGATCATCCCACCGGAACGCCTTGGCATTGGAACACCTTCTGAGGAGACGATCCTCAGCGGCGCCAAGGCATGGAAACATCGCAGGGAATTGATCGGACCCCAAGGTCTAGGAGGCGAGCGTGGATCCGAGGGATCTCAGGGTCCCGAAGGCCCGAAGGGTCGCCAGGGGGAAGTGGGCCCAACTGGCGAACAGGGCCCGAAAGGCAATAAGGGAGACAAGGGCGACCAGGGAGAACGTGGGGCCACCGGATCGGGCGCTCCGGGTGCACAAGGCCCCATGGGCGACAGGGGACCAAGAGGCTTTACTGGCCCCGTCGGTCCCAAAGGCGATAAGGGCGAAAAGGGCGACGCTGGGCCGAGGGGTTTGGCCGGCATAGATGGCGCGGATGGCGCCAAGGGTTCAAGGGGCGACAAAGGCGACCGAGGATATGTTGGACCCAAGGGAGAAAAGGGCGATCCAGGCGAAGGGGGAGGCGGGGGTGGAGGAGGCGAACAGGGGCCTCCAGGCCCCCAGGGTCCGGAGGGTCCCCAAGGCCCAAAGGGCGATCCTGGAGCAACCGGAAGTCAAGGTTCTGCTGGCGCAGATGGTGCGCAAGGCCCGAAGGGCGATAAGGGCGATACCGGCAACGCCGGCGCGCAGGGTTCGCAGGGCATCCAGGGGCTCCAGGGCGATCCTGGCGTAAAGGGTGATACGGGATCCCAAGGACCACCCGGGCCCTCACAGTGGGGTGGCATTGGCGGCACCATGTCCACCCAAACCGATTTGCAGGGTGCGCTCGATGGCAAGTCCGCCACCGGCCACGGCCATGGCGAATCCGATGTCGCCAATCTGGTGAGCGACCTGGCCGCCAAGGCAACGCCGGCGGACATCACCACTCATGCCGGATTGAGCACAGGAGTTCACGGGGTTGGCGGATCCATTATTGAGACAGTCGCAGGCTCGGCCGCCAAGGTCAGCACGCACGATGGACTGGCCAGTCCTCACTCGGGCGCCACGAACCTCGAGAAGACGGCAAGCAAGGGCACCGCCTCCGGGTATGCTGGTCTGGACGCGGGGAGCAAGGTGCCCGCGGCGAACCTGCCCGACGCGACCACGACGGCAAAGGGCATTGTTGAGCTGGCGACCGACGGGGAGTCGACCGCCAACGTGGCTGTTCAGGGCAATGATGCCCGGATGTCGAATGCCAGGACGCCGACAACGCACAGCCATGCCGAGAGCGAGGTCACCGGCCTGGTGACGGATCTCGGGAATAAGGTTGTCGTGGCCGGGCAGATCGGTGGCACGCCCTCATCGCCAGATGTGCGCGGCATTCGGGAGAGCGGCGGTCAGCTCCTGGCCGCGGGCGCCATCGGCGATGGCCAGGTCCTGGCCAGGTCGGGCGCTGGGCTGGTGGGCCAGGGCGCACCGGCGGCGGCGGCTCCAGAGGAGGCCTACTACCGGCACTACGGCACCACCAAGTACGAGGCCTGGCACACGTCGCCCAAGGCGGGTACGGCCCTGGCGGGTTCGGCCCTCGTAGCCGGTCGGCTCTATGCCATGCCCTTCCCGGTACCCAGGGGCATCACTCTGGATCGGATTGGCGTCTATGTCTCGACCCTGAGTACAGGCCTGGCCCGGCTTGG